ACTACGGACACGGAGTTCAGGCGGCGGTCGAGGTCTCGGCAATAACCGGCAACGGAACTCCGACTTTGACTTTGGAGTACATCAATCAGTCTGCAACCACCGGAGCTACGGCTTCCAATTATTTTGCCACCGTAGCCACGTCTGCCGTTGGTGCGTTTTATCCCATAGGTCTTGCCGCCGGGGATCAGGGCATCCGCTACCCAACAGCCCTGACGTTGAGTGCCACATGGAACTCTGGGACGATTCACGTTGTCCTCTACAGGGTCTTAGCGGCTCTCGAACTTGCCAACGCAAACTACCCAAATGCCATTGACGCATTGACGGGCGGCTTCACACAGATGTACAACAACACCGTTCCCTTCCTGGTCTTTATTCCAAATACTACTACTGCTTCTTATATCCAGGGTCAGGCTCAGTGGACGCAAGGCTAAATGGCTAGGGGTAAAACTCTTGTAGGGTACGGTTATGGGCGGGGTATGTCCCGTATGCCAGCGGACGGGTATAAGTCCACAATTAACCCGAACGCTTATAATCTTTGGAGAGACTGGTACTTCGGGGTCAATGGGGTTTTAGGTAAGTCGATTGGGAACATCACCGTAACAATTACTGGTGTTCAGTCGGCTCCACAGGGAACTTTAAGTAAAAGCATAGGCGACATCACCGTTACAATGACGGGGACTTCTCTTATCAAGGGAACGCTCAGTCAGTCCATTGGGACAATTACTTTAACGGGCACGGGCATCAGCACCATAAAGGGTGCGCTCAGTAAGTCGATTGGGGACGTATCTTTAACGTCTACTGGAACCTCAACCATATCCGGGGCTTTGTCAAAGGCGATAGGGGACATCCTTCTTACTGCTACCGGTACGGTTGGGTCTGGCGGGTCGGATGTGAATGGGACACTTATCCAGTCCATCGGGCTTATAACGCTTTACGCGATAAACTGGTTTACCCCGTCCAACCTGACAATACTCTCAGATTTGACGAACTACGTCATGGTTGAGGATAATGCGAATATAGTGGACGACCAACTAGATATGCGCGGAACGGTGAAACAAAATAGCTATTTGACAACGGAGGTGATGATATACGATGAGATATGCTAACGGAAGTCTTGTAAGGGTTTCTGGAACATTCAGGAACGTGAACACACAGGCACTCCAAGACCCGGACGATGTTCTCTTGGATGTTACCACTCCGTCCGGCGTTACAACGACCTATGACGGCGGAGACCTGACAAAAGTAACTACGGGTCAGTATTACAGAGAGATAGACGCTGACACAGATGGAACTTGGACTTATCGGTGGTACTCGACTGGAACGGGTCAGGCTGCCGAAGAATCAACTTTTTATATTTACTAAGGAGATACTATGGATTCAAACTTTTGGTACGGACTTTTGCAGAATGTTATTGTTTTAGCTGTTACGGCTATCGCCCCGGCTCTGTTCGCCTTGATCGTTGTGGTCATTCGCAACAAGCTGGCGGACTTAAAGGCTAAGTATCCGGATTACAGCTACATTTTGGAACAGGCAGCCAAATTCGCTGTACAGGCAGCGGAACAGGCTGACTTCGCAGGTCTTATCAAGGACAAGAAGGAATACGCCCTTGGTATCGCCCAGAAGTATCTTGACGACCACAAGGTAAAGATTCAGCTTGACGTTATTGACGCGGCTATCGAGTCAGCGATCTACGCCGAGATGAACAAAGATCGAATCGCGGAGGTGAAGTAATGGCTAACCGAAACTCAGAAGCAGGTGTTGGACCTATCGCTAAGACCCCTCCCCAAAGCCCCCCGAAGGCGAACGGGAGCAACCCGACCCCTAAGTATAAGGTCGTGAAGGCGAAACTCTACCCAGGGCAGTATCAGGCCGAGAAGGACTACCAGATCAAGGTCTGGAAGATGACTGGTCCTGAAACCCGTAAGCCGGATGTAATTCAACGGCGTAACTACGGTTCCAAAGCTGCCGCCGAAGGGAGGGAGTGATGCCAGGAACAAGGGTTATAAAACCCGTATTCCGTGGTCGAACTCCAGAGGGGCCATTAAACCACATCATACCAAGACAGGATCCTCCTGACCCATTGAAAGACCCACTGGGCTATCTTCAGTGGGCGGTAACCGATGCCGGAAATCAAATCCATAACTGGACGGAACCCATAAGGGGGGCAAGTGGGTCTTTGCAACCCACTAATTTCCCAACAACCAGGGGCGGTCCGTTGGGAGGAATTGCCAGATGGATGAACGAAGAACAGAAGAAGCGGAATAAAAAGTGACCCTTCCTTTCACCGCGTGGGAGCAAGCAGCCATCGTGGGTATCTTCGCGGTATTCGTAATCGCCATGATGGGGTGGGTGTATAAACTGGTCATGGACAACCAGAGGCACTATGATGCACAGGCTGATAAGTGGCAAAAGTTCATAAACGACCAGAACGTAGGTTGGCAAAACTGGATTGAAGCGCAGAGAAACAGGGATAACGAAGCCCTCTGCAACGTTGCGAAAACCGTAGAAAAGATGACCGATAGCGTTCAGAAGATGTCCGCACAGCTTGAGGCGCACGACCGCTCTCTAGAACCACGGGTAACAAAACTCATAGAGAAGGCAGAAGAAAGGGCAAATGGCGCAACCAAAAAAAGAGCCAGAGCTAATAGTTCAGTTTGACGCACAGGTAAAGCATGTGGAGAATGATCGCTTTGACCACTCTCCATGTGTTACCTTTGCTATGGGCGAACAGGATGTGGACGCTGCCATGCGGATGATGAAGGCTGAAGTCAATCGAGAGTGGTTTCGGGTAATTGTGGTGAAACCATGAGCAACCCAAACCCTACAGGTGGATGGAAGAAGGGTCAGTCTGGAAACCCGAAAGGACGAACGCCAAAGTCCATCGAAAGAGCCAAGAAGCGCAAAGAGATGGCGAATATGTACGCGCCTATCACCATCGAGAACTGCACCCCTGACGATTGGAAAGAGATCGTGGACAAGGCTGTTGAGGATGCGATTCACGGGGACAGGTATGCAAGGGACTGGCTTACAAAGATAGTTCTTCCTCAAGGCGCGATTGGGGCTGTGCCTCACGCCGGAACGGACAAGTTACTAGGGACGGTTGGGAGTATTCTTGATAACCTTTTCCAGCAGTCCGTAACGACAGTACCGGAAGTAACGATCATAGATGCAACCGTAAAGGATGTGGATGTCAGAATTAGAACTGACCCTGAAACGGGTTCTTGAGGCTAAGTACGGCGGGTCTATCGCCACCTACTGCAAGCAAGCCGCAGAGGCGGGGATGCCCAGAGACCAGATAGAGTTCTTCCTGTCTATCGGGTATATTGCCGTTCCATCCATGCTTCCCTTCCACGCCGCCGCTCGAAAGATTGATTTGGACAACTCCGAGCCGAACGAAATCCTTACAGGCGGCTCCCGAGGTGGGTCTAAGTCGCACTCTTCTATGATGCAGATCGCGGACGACTGCCATAGGAATCCGAACTCGCACTTCCTGTTTCTTCGGAAAACACAGAAAGTAGCGAAAGAGTCTATGGAGCAGATCATCGGCAGGACTTTAAAATACTGCGACCATACCTACCAACCCGCCAACCGAAAGGTGTCTTTCCCGAATGGGTCGTCAATCATTCTGGGCGGGTTCAATCAAGAGAAGGATGTCGATGACTACCTTTCTCTTGAGTATGATGGGATTGGGATAGAGGAAGTCACCCAATTAACTCAAAGGAAAGTGGAGTCTATCTATGGTTCCATCCGAACCTCTAAACCCGGAATCAGGACACATAAATATTTCACTACGAATCCTGGGGGTATCGGTCATCGTTATATCAAGGAAAAGTTCATCCTGCCCTGGAGGACGGGTTCTGAAAAGACGACACGCTTCTTTCCTAGTAACTATCGGGACAATCCATTTCTCGATGTCGATTATGTTAACTGGCTGGAAGGCTTAAGGGGGGCGTTAGGAAAGGCGTGGAGGGATGGGGACTGGGATGTCTTTGAAGGACAAGCCTTCGCCTTTTCCTACGACAAGCACGTCAAAACCGCTAATTCTATGACCCCTGGGGATCATTGGACGGAGATTCGCGGGATCGACTGGGGTTCCAACGCGCCGTTCTGCTGTTTGTGGGCGAAGGTCAATCCTGACAACGGACGTATCTGGGTACACCGGGAGCTTTACATATCCAGAGAGCAGGGTGATATTCCGTTGACAGACACCCAACAGGCTATGAGAGTTCTCGCCATGACCCCGGCAAACGA